TTCTGTTTTTGTTGCTGTTGCTGTTGTTGTTGTTTCTGTTTTTGTTGCTGTTGCTGCTGTTGCTGTTGTTTCTGTTTTTGTTGCTGTTGCTGTTGCTGCTGTTGTTGCTGTTTCTGTTTTTGTTGCTGCTGTTGCTGCTGTTGTTGCTGCTTCTGTTTTTGTTGCTGCTGTTGCTGTTGCTGCTGTTGTTGTTTTTGTTGTCCTTGTTGTTTTTGTTGTCCTTGTGGTCTTTGTTGCTGTCCTTGTCTTTGTGTTGGTTGTCTTGATTGTTTACTTGCTCTTCCGCTTCTACCACCTTTATAAATTTTTCTTGTCTTTCTTATTTTTTTTTTATATTTTTGAGTTTTACTCATTCCTATCTTTAACTACTATTTTGTTTTGACCATATATCAAAAGCTTCTTGTTTCATCTTGTCCGTAATAGTTCCATCCCATCCTCCAGGTTTATCTATCTCAATTGAAACTTTTTTGATTCTACAAATAATCTTTCCTTCTTTACCAACACCCGCAGATGAACATTTAATATTTTTTAGAATTTCATACTTATCTGAACCAGATTTTTTTTCTTTGTATAACTTATACTTATATAAATCTTTTAAAGCATTACGCACTATATTACACTCATTTTTTGTTAGCAACGATGTATCATTAAAACACTTATAATGAACTAAGTAGTATAAAAAATTTGCTATATAATCTTCTGACTTATTATTATCTTTTGCCATTTCTATAAAATTTAAATCATCTAATAGTTTTTTTTCATGTTTGGTAAACCGTCCTAATAACCATGAGTTATAAGTAATATCCTTACTATTTGATAGTTCAGGCACACGTATCCTGTAAGATTTTCCTTCTACATCAACCACGATAATAGGTATATCACTACTACTTAGTTGAAGTATTGCTATATTTTTTTTCAAATCAAATGTTGGTGATGTATTATTTATTTCTACATCTGAGCTACCATCTGATATTATATAGTAATCATTATCATTCAATGTCTTATCACTATTAGTATATGCCATTGAATTAATACCATTATCACTTATTTCTTCATTATCGGTTGGTGAAAGATCATTATTCTCATTAAGAGGTTTTGGAAAACTCCTATTCTCATCAGTTGTAAAGAATATACCTTCTTTATTACCTACTTTTTTAGGATATATAAGTGTATATGGTTCATTTACAACATAGTATGAATCATAGTTAATATTTTTAAAATTTAAGTAGTAGTGCTGTAAAAGTTCAGAGTTTGATACTTGTCCACCAGACTGATTATTACCTTGTAACGAAGCATATATACTATTAAATGTATTATTAATACTACTATAATCATTAATTGTATCATCTATTTTATCATCAGGATTCTCTGAAATATACTTATCTCTATAAAATCTTAATTTACTAATAGTAAATTTTAGTTTATCAATATCATTCTTCTCTTTAATATTACTTACTCTATTTTCAAAAGAACTATTAAATTCTTTAATTCTATCATATATAAAACCTATATTTAAAAATGTATCATCGTATTTATTATCTGCCCAAAAATCATAAAATTTTTCAATATCACTATTCTTAGAACTACTAGTTTTATTTAATCTCTCTTTTTCTTTATATAATCTTTCTCTCTCTCTATTTAAATTCATAAGTTTTGGTTTTGTATTATCATTATTATCATTATTATTACTTATAAAAGGTTTTAATGATATAACAAAAATATTAGATGCTAATTTATTATTATCTAATATATATTTAGAATCTTTCAAATAAGCTAACTGTTTGAAAAAATTATAAGGATCGCCATCTACAGGTGGCAAAATTATAATTTCTCTTGTATTTTTTGGAATAAATTTTATTTGTGTTTTATCACCTTTAAGATTATTTGCTACCGTAACAGCTTCTCCTTTTTTATTATAATAATAAATATTTTTTCTAAACATACTGTCTTTTGTTTTAATTTCTCTCTTATTTTTACTAATATCTGGTTTGATATCACTAATTATATTTGGTATATTGTTGTTATAGTATACTAACGCATCATCATCCAATTCATAATTACTTACATAACGAATACTAATATTCGATTCTTGTGTCTCAGCAGCACCTCCTCCTTCAACTTTTAAAATAGGTTCTATTCCACCACTTAACATACTTTGTGTCTCATTATAACCATCAGGTCCTTTATCTCCTCCTCCTCCCATAACTTTCATAATAGATTCTGTGCCACCAGATAACATTGATTCATTCGGATTATAGGAAGGATCCATCTGTTGTAGGTTTAAACAAATATTTAGAAAAAATACATACAATGGATATTCAACTCCGAGTTACACCTGATCCGCAAACACGCAGACGCAAGATAATCTGTAAACAAGAATTAATTATTCAGAGTTTACAGATTTTTTATTCTAATCGTAGTGATTTGGTTGATTTGTTAAAAATAATTGAAGGAGAATCTGTAATGAGTCTTCGTTTAATCGACTGGTTTGTTACAAATTACGCTAAATTTCATAACATATCTTATATTCATAAAGGACAAGAATTTTTTGTATATATTGATTATAAGAATCAGTTAAAAGCGTATAGTAAGAAACTGTTTGATCCGTTCTGTAGACGTGAAAGAATACTCTTTCAAATTGGTTCAATTCCTGCTTTTGTAACAACTGTTGGAAAGTTAAACTTCTTTCGCTGGGCTATTGAAAAAGGTGTTTTAGATTATATTCAATTAAATCTCTCTTCAATTGAAAAAGAGATGAATCAATCTGCTAAAGAATTACAAAAGATTCGTAAGCAAGAATCAAAGGTGATTTTAACTTCAAAGAGAATTACCAGACGTAAAGTATTAATGAATGAGAATGTTTCTTCTAAACAGATGCAAAAATATAATAGTTCTATTGAAATTATTTTTGATTAATTATTTATGCTTTAATATTTACAAGAACAATACCTTGTAATCCTGGAGCACCGTAATCAATATTATTATAATTATAACCATTTCTTGAAAAAGTTGGATCACCTTTTGTAATAACACCTTGTAAAGAACCTGTTCCATTATATGCAACTGTAGGATAAAGAGGAGGTTGGTATGCTTTCATAAGATCTCTATCATTTGAAAGAAGATAGTTCATAATAAAAGATGCTGAAGATTTATTTCCAGGATTACCAACTTCAATACTCATTCCATAACTTGTTGGAACATCATAGTATGTTTCTGTTGCGATACCACCAGAAACACTTGGACCACCTCCACCTACAACTGTAACTGTTATATCAACTGTGTCTGGTGCTATAGAAGGTAAAATAGATGATATTCTACTAATATTTATAGATCTAGTATATGCATTACTAATATTAATACTCTGTGCTGGGACTATTGTATAAGTATTTAGTGGGATATTATTTGTTGTAGAATCTGGAATATAAGAATCTTTATTACAAATAAATGTGCCTGACCATACACCACCAACTTGTATACTACTTTCATTAAATAGAGCAATAAATATTCTATCTGTTGTATTAGATAAAACAATTTTAGAACCAACCGTTAAAATAGGAGAAGTTGAATCTAACTTATTTCTACTAAAGTTAAATCTAACAGTGCCTGAAATAGAAGTTGAATTTAAAATAATATCTAAAGTATTATCAAACCAAAACTTATTAAAATTATTTAAATTAGGTAATAAACTAATTGGTTGGAACTTAAATCCTCCTCTTATACTAATATCAAATGGTGAATTCAAGTAGTATCTTTCAACCAATCTACTTACTGGTTTATTTGAAGTATCAAATAGTTGATATTTTAAAGAATAAAATCCATTTAGTAAGAATGGATCATAAAGAAAAAAAACAATAGGTGTTGTATATACTATAGTATTGCTAGATTGTGTATCTAAAACAGTAGTATTTTCTGATTCTGAAATAATATTTGAAATAGTATAATAAATTATTGTATTAGGATCATGATTTATTAGTTGTATACTTAGATTCTTATCAAAGATATAAACTGGAACATGTGATTCACCGGTATTTGAGATCATTATATCAGCAAGATTTTTTGTTAAACCTGTTTCAACTATACGTATTCCAGTTAATAGTGTATCAAACTTATTATCAAGATAAGCAAATGTTTGAGAAAATGTTTTTGCTGATATAGAATTTCTACCTAAATTATAAGTATTTTCATTTCTAATTGGTGCTTTATTTCTTAAATATTTTAGTTTAAGTTTGTGTAAATGAGTTTCCCATAGAAGTGTTGTAGAACCAATCGCTTTATTTAGTGGTATAGGATTAGACCAATCATTTATATTATTTGTTGGATTTACATATGGTGTAACAATTGGATTCCAATCAAACATATTTATCATCGGTGAAAATGTTCTTGGCCACCAAGGAGTTTGACTTACAGAAACACCAGAACTAGCATACTCTAAAGATTTACCATGTATATCACTCCTAAACCGATCTTCAGGATAACCAGCAGAACCACCTTTGCCACCATTAATAATCCATGTTTGTGCTATAATTGTACTATTTGTATTCGCATAAGAAACAGAAGAATTTTCATTCTCCCATGTAATCATTCTTTTACCCGCGTTTCTTATATAATTATTTGTTCTAAACATAAAATAGTTTAATAGGGCTGTATTATTATTTCTCGGAATCTGAGGATGTAAAGTAAAAAATTCAGAATCTTGACTAAACTCTATCGTTGCTTCATCTGTTCCAATATATATAAAAGGAGTATCTGGGAATGTTATAAATAGTTGATCTAACATTTTAGTAAGCGCAATAAAAGTAATTTCTTTTCCATAATCAATCGATTTTCCTTTTCTAAAAATATCTGGAACTTTTAATCTTAAATAATCAGAATGTCCTAAATATTCAATTTCAGGCACTATACTTACCCCTCTTGATTCACAGTATAGATTAAATTCATTCCACTTATCTTTATTACTATACCAACTTGTAACAGGATCAAGTAGAGCTTGTAAACTATAGGACTGACCATTGTGTGAAAAATCTGTAATAGCAGGATCTAAGTAAAACCTCCATCCTTGGTTGTCTGTCCCGTGAATATGTAAAAATCTTATTTTGTAGAATCTACACATATCAATAATTTCACACATATAAGTATAGTTTATCGGATCTCTTGCTGGATCAATTAATACAGTAGTGTATTCAGCAACAGAACTATCTATTATAGAACATGTTGCTATACGTGCTTCACCTGGAGCATCTGATCTAATCTGTTGAAGAATTGTTGCGGTTCCATGTGCTATTCCTGCTACTGTTCCTGCTGTAACAATTATTTGTGGTTCAATATCTTGAATAGTTATAGAATACTTATAAAATTCATTTGAAGAATTTTCTAAAGATGAATTATCTTTATCAAGTATTAGACTAATTACTGTTTCTGTTAATCCACTATTTGTAGTAGAAGTCCCAGAAATTTTGAGTAGTTCATTTGTAAATATATTCTTATGTTCATTTAAGTAAATTTTCTCATTTGTAGTAGACATTCCAACTATACTTGTTAAAATTGTAGTCTTATCATTACTTAATCTAATAAAATTATAATCTGTTTCTATATTTTTTACTCTTGGAATTATAGATACTATAGTTGTATCAAGAGTATCATTTGAAGATTCTGTAATTGATAATGGATCTGATAAACTATAGTTCTGATAGTTTGTATTCCAACGACTTGGTGAAACGTAAACAAAATTTAGTATAACACAACCATCTCCTTCACTTGAACCTATGCTATTTGGAGGCACACTAAAAAGTGAAGGTAGAATAGATTTAAAAGAAGTAGCCATTTGAGTTGGTGTTACAGGTATTCCAGGTTTCATTATTAGGCTCGTGCATAAACTATTGATATATGATGAACCTGCTCCAGAACCAAATGAGAGTGTATTACCTAGAGTAGGATCCATAAATCCTGTGGTTCCACCATAATGACCACCTCCTCCTCCTGAAGAAATATCTAATAAATATGAATCACCTGAACCTGTAATAACAAATCCTGATTTACCATCATAAGGGGTATATGATACTGTTTGGCCTACTGATTGCCCTGGACTAAATGTTGCACCTCCACCACCTCCTCCTGCTATTCCCATAGGAATATTATTCATATATATTGCTGATTTACCTCCTCCATATGCACCATATGCAATACCATTTTGAACAAATGGCGCACCACCTCCTCCATAATTACCATCTCTATCTCCTACTACAATTTTTATTTCTGAATTCGGATAAATAGGAAATGCTATACGAACGAATCCGCCCGCACCACCATATCGTGTTGTAGATTTAAATACGTTTCTCAATGATTCATTACGTGTTTTATGGTAATTAAAATCAGCGGAGTAGCCTAATTTATACTCTCCTCCACCTGATCCCCATAAATATGCTATACAAAATGTATAAGCATCTGGTGAATTAATAGTATAATTTCCTTTTAAAAAGGTTTTCCATGAGTTCTGATTATACTCATACTTAGGATGATAGTATAGTAGTGGAGAATTTATAAACCCAACTGTTGTAGCACCTACCCATAATTTTTTATCTGGTGTTAGAGTTAAATTTCTATCATATATATTTTTTAATTCTTCTGATACTTGTGCTCCTTTATTAATTTCTTGATATGTATTTATATATCCATGAATAGCATATGGAGAAAACCATCCTAATTCACTTGGTCCATACTCACTCTTATTAAATGTTACTAATGAACCATTTGTTTCATAAGGCATAAACCAGTATCGAAAAAAAGTGGAATCAGTTTCATCAATTCCAAATGCGTTAGGATATTCTTGAAAATCAAAAGGGAATAAGTAACTTAATGGATTATCATTTATAATACTAATAATCTCGCTAGGATGATTTGTATTAAATGCGTGATGAAAAAATTCATGTAGTAGACTACCAAGAATTTTTGCGTATGAAGCAGAAGGTGTATCCGCATTATCATCTTGATTATAAGTTTTATCAATAATACTTATGTCATCAAATATATCTTGTAATTCATAAATAGTTTTTGGATGCCAAATTAAGTTTGCGGCATTCATTCCACCAAATGTAGGAGTTGCTTGTCCAAGCCATCCACCATAGATACCAGAAGCACGATCTAAATGAGAGGTTAAAGTATATCCTATGGTATAAACAGTTTTACCAGATGGTTTTAAAGCTCTAAGAAGAGAATCTATTCCTACTGTTCCAGCTTGTGCTGTTGGAGTAGATGGATTAGGGCCGATTCTAAAAAATTCTCTTGTATATTTTGGATCGGTTGCTTTAAGATAGTGAACTACTGGTTCTTGATTTTCATCGAGTTCTAAATTAAATGTTGTAAAAGGCAAACCAACTAAACCTTCTTGTTTTTCTCTAGATGCTCTATATGCTTCAGCAAAAAATGATTGTAATAGTAAGCCATCCGTTTTTAGCCTGTTAATATTATCTTCTAACTTATTATCTGTTCTTTGAGGAGGTGCATCACAAACACCAGTTCCATCATAAGAGTCATATAAGACTAATTTTAAAACAGGTTGATTATTTATTGTAGGAAGATCATAGTATATATTAATTGTTTTTGTATTCCCATCACTATCAGTTAATATAATCGTATTTTTACCAATAGATAGTTTTATAAATACTTTAAAAATAGTATTCTTATATCTCCATTTATGAAGGATCGGAGAATTATTTAATGTTATAACTAATGTGCCTTGATTATTTAACCAAACGCCATGTAACCTTATAAGTGGATAGTTTACAGTATCATAATTATAGTAATTATAAAAATATGGTGGTATTAAACTCGGCATATCTAAATAGAATAGTAGTTTTTAGTTTATATAGGAATTGGTTCTTCTCTTTCTTTTAGTATTATATAATCTGTTGTATATAAAGATATATCTGGTAATATAGATTTGATCATATTTAAATTAAGAATATTATTCAATATAATTACTGAAGTTGTTAATTCTATAAATATATTTTCATATAATATATTAGATGGTGGTGGGATAACTGGTGGCTGATTTGGTGGTGGCTGATTTGGTGGTGGCTGATTTGGTGGTGGCTGATTCGGCGGTTGCTCATTAGGTGGTGGCTGATTTGGTAGTGGCTGCTTTGCTGGTGGCTGATTTGGTGGTGGTTGATTTGGTAGTGGCTGATTTGCTGGTGGCTGATTTGGTGGTGGCTGATTCGCTGGTGGTTGATTTGGTGGTGGTTGATTTGGTGGTGGCTGATTTGACGGTTGATTTGGCGGTTGATTTGGTGGTGGATTTACTACAGGAAGTTGTGCCGGAGAAATATGTATATTATTATACAGTTGTGTTTCA